AGGTCTGGTCACCTAACTCGTTTTCAGTACAAGTAGTTTCTGCGTTACTACTTCTTGTTACTAAAATCGTAAGGATTAAGACCGTGAATAAAATTATATACTTTGTATGTCGCATAGATTATAAGGGCACTCCAAAGAATAATGTTAAGGGTATCAATATCCATTTTTTATTTACTTCTTTTTTTTTTCTATCTCTTTGATTAACTTTTTTTTTTCAGCTTCAATTTTTTCTAATTCACTTTGTTGTTTTTCAATGATCTCTTTATTTGCTTTTAGTTTTTCATTGTACTCTTTTTTTAATTCTTTATTTTTCTTTTCAATAATACTTAATCTTGCTGTGTATTGTTCAAAGTCTGGTCTTAATTTACCATACTTCTTCCATTGTTCTTTTGCTTCGTTACCAATTTTACCTTCAAAAGGACAAGGTGTTCCAGATTGTTCCATAGCATAAAATACTCTTTCGTCCTGACACAGAATAGATACAGCAGCCACTTTCATACCTAAATCGTTTAATACTTTAGATAGTTTAATTCTTTCACAATTCTCGTCTGTTCTATATGTACCACCTGATACACCTAAACCAAATGTTGATACACCTGCTGATATACCTACTGTACAAAGGTCTTGCGACATTGCTGACATAGATGGTGCTGATGATGAATTGACTACTCTTTGATCGCCTGTATAGGCATTAGTAGTGTTTGTAGTTGTGCTATTACTACTTGAACCTGATTGGTAGGTCGTTGTAGTTTCTGCCGAATAACCACCTGAAATAGAAGTGTTTGAACCACTACTATTGGATTGTGTTAATGTATCTGTTGATGTTGAGGTCGTGTCAGCCCAAGTAACTTGTGTAAGTCCCATAACGAAACATAATAAAAGACCTGTAATTAGTCTTTTCATTTGTTTCCTTTATTATTATTTATATGATTTTAACTCGTCAATTTCTTTTTTTAATTGTTCAATTTGTGTTTTCATTACTTCCACATCTGTGTGACTACGACTTGGTTGTTCTCTGTAGGATTCAAATTGGACCTTGTTCATCATAGTATTGTGTTCTAATATATCAAGTCTTTCTTCTAAATGAAATACAAATGCGGCTGCTGAAACAACAGTAATAATAATTACTGCTAATGTTTTTAGTGATACTCTTAATTCTGTTGTTTCGTCAATCTTGTGTGCCATCTATTTCTTTTTCTTTTTCTTAAAGGGATTTGATGGTTTTTTTATTTTTTTGAATGGAGCTGCGATTGCGTTACCAGCCGCCTTGCAGGCATTTGCCGCTGGTCTTGTATCAACGGTAATACTTGGTTGTAATGTAACACCAACACCAAGTGCTAATTTAACATCTGCACCTACGGTTAGTTTACCATCATCTACTGTTGCACCGCCACCTACTTTTGCACCAATCTGAGGACCAACTGAAACTTTTGCACCTACTGAGGCATTGTTTCTGTCTGAGCCAATTGTTGTACTTGCACCTACTTCAGCACAAGAACCAGCGATAGCACCTGCGTGTCCTTCAGCACCATTAGTACCTATTGAACCACCTACTCCTACATCTGAATATACTTTTGTACCTGCATGTGCTTCTGATTTAACTCCGACACCACCAACTTTAGTTTCATTCTCTACATTAGAGTATGCACCAACTTCAGCGTGAGCACCTACACTTGCACTTGCGTTTCCTTTTTTTGCTTCTGCAACTGCACCTGCTTCGGCTTCTGAATATGCACCTGCATTTGCTGTTGTACCTTTACCTAAATTTTTTGAAGTATCAGCACTAGCACTTGCGCCAGTTGTTGCTGAAGCTGAATTTTTAGTTTTTTCAGTTTTACTTCCTGCTTTTGTATCTGTTGCCATTATTTGTTATCCTTATCTGACTCATAGTATTCTTTATACTTATCAAGTAAGTCATTTGTTATCTTTAATTGATTTCTTATTTGAGCAAAGTTCTTTGCTATTAATTGATAATCGTTATCTGTAAGACCAAATAACACAGGATCAAGTCCTTGTTCTTCCATCTTCTTAAATACTTCATCAGCATTTTCAGATGTTATGATTATCCATTTAATCTTTTCTAACTGTAAAGGTGTAGGCTTCTCTAATTGAAGCTCTTGTCTTTTTACTTCTTCCTTAAATATACTTAACTTCTTAACGCCTGAGCAGTTAGTAAGGAATATACTTAGGATTACTAATAGAAGGACATTCAGGATTGATTTCTGATTTCTTCGTAGCATTCTTTTCACTTTCAGTTAATGGTGATCCACTAGCAATCTCTATACATCTTGTAGCGTTATCACTGCCTTTGTTTATAATTCTTTCTATGACCTTTGTTCTATCAATAGCCAGTTTACCAATATCTCTATCTTTCTTTGAAAATCTTTTGTCTAAATCGTCTAAATCTTTTTTGAGATTACCAACTAATTCGTTTATCTTTTTGTTTGCTTCTAATATTTCAGCAAAATCTTTCTTTTGATTTTCTATTAGTGTCTTTTGTTCGGATACAGCAGACTCTAGTTTAACTGCATTTGCTTTAAGTATAGTGTTGTCTTTCTGTAACTTAAAAATGTATCCACCAGCGCCGATTAAAGCGCTGATGAATATTCCAATAAAAAATAATCTAATTCCCATGGTTGATTAGTCTTTTTTCCAAATCGCCCATAGACCCCAAGCAATTGACGCCCATGCAGCCATTTTAGCAAAAGGTCCTGCAAATAATATAATGCAACCCATTGCTACTAAAGCACCACCATGCCATGATGATACTTCTTTTACTCTACTTTTTAACCATTTCATATAGTTTACTCCTTATATGTTATTTGATTGTTTCGTTTCTTTTTCTATGACCATTCCAAGCAACAAAGCCACCTATTCTTAATGACCAATACGATAGATAGTTCATAAAATAGAAACCGTTTACTTCTATGTTTATATCTCTAAAGATTTGATCTGCTTTTTTCTGATCAACTAATAGAAGTGAACCTGATTTATCTGCTGGTTTACAAGCAGTGTACTTGTACATATAATCGTGTACGAGACCACCAATTAATAATACGCCAACTGGTGAAAAAAATGTTCTTAAAAATTTAGGTATACTTGCACCATCAAATTGAAAACCTTTTGGTATTACATACTCGGCACCATTTATATTATATCTCCAGTTCTTTGTTAGTTCCCAATTTCTTGTTGATAATAACCACATTGCAATACCTTTCCAAAATCCTTTACCTTTTGTTTTAATTGGTATAGGTTTTAGTTGAGGCATTTCTTCATATTTAAATTTTATGTTACTTTTTCTTTTATCTAATAAGTTTATAATAAAACCTATTATTACAAATAATATCAATAATGACCATTGCCAAAACTTCATTGCTAATGCGATTAATAATTCCATATTATTTCTTCTCTTTCTTTTTACTTGCTGTGACCATAGGTTTAATTGTTCCTAACCCTGGCCCTTTTGCTGTTGCAGCTAATTGAGGCAATTGTGCTGTGTATCTTCTATCTGGAGAAGATTGAGAACCGCCTAAGGATGCCATAGGTTTTAATGTGTCAACAGGTCCTATAGCGAACCCTCTCATATACTCTCTTAATTCTTTATAAGTTTTCATACGTACTTTGATAGTAATTTTGAAGCAACTTTGTTTCTAAAATCCTCTGAAACTGTAGATTTTATTTGTCTATCTACAACATATCTAAATGCTGTCATAGCAAATTCTTCAGTATATGTACCTTTTTCTTTTTTTGATTTGATATTGTTTACTATAGGTTTAATTTGATTTTCTTCTATGTCTTGGTTAGACTCAATCTTATTAATTAAATTTTCTAGTTCAACTTTATCATAGTCTTCACGTCTTAATAAGCTAGTTACATCTTTTTTCTTTTTCTTTACGTGTACACCAGGTTCTACTGCTGGCGGCATTGCAAGATTTGATCCATTGCCTACTGCATTAGCAGGTGCGTCTTCTTTTACAGGCATACCTTTTTTAACCATACGTGATAATGCCATACCAGATATAAAAGGTATCTTTTTTCTTCTTAAAGCGTCTAGCGCTCTATCAGGTATTCTGTCAAATATTTTTCTTAATTTATTTGCTTGATCTGTTGAGATTGTTTTATCTTTTAGTCCTGCATATTGTCTTGCCAACATGTCTATTTGACTATCAGAAAATTCTCTTATAATTGATCTTATTTCTTTAAAGGTTTTCATTAAAATTTTACCCTCTCTATGTTGTCCTCTGATACTATAATTTGTTTTTTAGTATCTTCATTTATAACATGATATAGGTTTACGCCGAATAGATTATCAAAAGGTTTCTGATTTTCAGTTGTATATACTACATCACCTACATCAGCAGTTTGTTCGCCATTTAAATCTTCTAATCTGTCAATCATTATAAATCTACCTTCTGGTAAAAAATCAAAACCTACAGACTCTTTTAGATCATCATCATAAGCGACCAAGTCGTTTTCAATAAGATGTTTATATAAACCTCTTTCTAATTCTACAGCGTTAATATCTTTATTCTCTTTTAACAATAGTGCCAAAGCAGTTGCGTATGAGGCAAACTTTGATTTACCACCAGGTAATAACCCTAGTAGTCTTTTCAAATTGAATACAAATCTGTGTAGTATAGTATAAGAATCTTTTTCTTTTGCTGATTTCAAAGTTTTAGCTTTTCTTAATACTTTACCATTGTCATCAATTATACCCAACTTATAAGCGTCATGTTGTTTCCAAGGAGTAACTAACATTTTAATTACTCTATAAGTTATTAATAAATCTATTGCTCTTCCCATTATAATTTCTCCAAACTTGATAACAAAGTTTTATTTACTTTCACATTTGGCAACTCGTCTTCACTTACTACATTTAAATATTGTAAGAAAGTTTTTAGTACAGACCAATACTCTCTTTCAATCTTAAATAATAATAATGTAGCCGCAGCCTCATTACCAAAAACATTTGTCAATACTATGATATGATTTAATACTAATCTAGTTTTCAGTTCACCTGTGGTTTTGTATTTACGAAATAAACGTTTAAGATACTTAAATCTTTTCACATCTTCATAAAACTCCTGTTCACTATCTAAATTAGGAACATTGTAGTTTTTTATGGCGTAAAATAACCAATTCTTCTTTGTTATCTTATCAAACATTAGCCAAGCTCTGCATAAACTTTAACAGCGCCGTTCTCTAGTGTTTCGTATCTACCTTTTAGTTTTAACTCTTTGCCAACTTTATGACTAATTCCATCATCATTTATGTCAGAGCCGTCGGTATCTTTACCAAAACGACCACCATTAAATACTAAAGCACTTTCAAAGTTACCTTTTTTATCATTAATTGTTATTGAGTCTTTTAACTGAACACCAATTGTTCTTAATCTAGTTTCTAATTGAGATAGAGCAGCCTCAGGCTGTATATACTCTTTATCAGCAATAGATCCAACAAAAGCATTCACTCTTTGTAAGATTGCAGGTTCATGTATATTGTGAGCACCCATTGATCCATCTTCTACTGAAGATTGATGAGGTGTTCCAACGCCCATAGTTCCGCCTTCTTTTATGTGTTGTTTAAATGTTTTCATTTTTCTCCTCGTTTTACTTCGTCTTTTAATTTCTTATAAGTTTTACCTGCTACCAGGTCTTCTTCAGCGTCATGTACTTCAGCTTCTTTTAACTTATCAAACTGAGCTTCATTTGGTGTATTGTCAGCAAGATCCTCTATAAAGCTATCCCTATCTTCTTTCATTTATCACCCTCATTTAATTGTTGAGGTTCTTCCTTAGTTTTTATATCTAAAGAAGGTTTTTCAACTGGGCCTGATTCAAGTGGTGGCACTTTTTTTTCTCTACTATGAATTATCTCTGCTTCTTTTTTACCATAGTTGTCATCATATTGTATAAGTTTTTCAACTTGTTGTAAGGCACCATGAACAGCACTCATATTTGCTTTCATTACTGATAAATCTTTTTCAATAGTCTTTATTCTATTGTTCAATTCATTAAACGTTTTTTGAAGAGCAAATTTCTCTTTCATTAACGTTTGTGTTGTTATTCCCATAATAATCTCCTAATATATTACGCAATTGCGAAACCATGTCCGCCGATTACATTCCAGTTTGAATTTTTAAATATACATACAACTGTTTCACCTTGAGCATTCAAAGTAATAGTAGTACCCCCACGCAAGTTAGTTGGTTGAATTACTACGTCATTTGTACCACTTGTTGATGTATTAATAAAAATCTTAATTTGTCCATCAGAACCATCTGCTAATGATATTGCACCAGTTGCTGAAGTAGCGTTGATTTCAGTTATTGCTGAAGTTACGTTTGCAACCTGTGATGAAGCGTCAGCAGTTATTAATTGTGAATCTTGTGATAAACCTAACCAAGAAGGTATATTGTTAAACACATTTTCTGCTGATATTTTTTTATTGATTGGTGTCCCTGCTGGGTCATCCACTACGTGAAACAAGTCAGCTGATGCCAACGAGTCACCTAAATCGGTCAATGCCGTTATTTTTTTGTCTGCCATTTTTTTCTCCTGTTAACCCTTTCGGGAATGCTACTCTAGGTATTTGCCTAGATCAATTTGTTCATATAGTATATATAAGGGCACTTTAAGCACCCTTATATGATTTTGTTATTATGCTGAAACAGTTAATGTACCTGTTTGAGCAGCGTTTGTAATTGTAGAGTTTGTTGTTGTACCAGCATCTTTAATAGTACCACCGTTAAGTGCCACTGCATTAGATCCAATTGATAATACATCATTCTCAGCAATACCACCATCTGCAGCTGCATAAGTTGCTCTGAATACAATTTCGTTTGATCCTGTACCAGAATTATAATCTGCTGTAAATGTAGCATCAGTACCACTACCTGTTTGGTCGTTAGTTACTGTTACTTGTGGAGTTCCTGTAATGTCAACTCTTTCGTTAAATCTTACTCTAACGTCAATGTTTCCACCAGCACCTGCACCGATTGATGTTGTTACAAATTCTATTTCAGTAATATTTGCTGAACCCATATTTGTAGCTAATCCGCCGATTGCTACTAATACTTCTGGATCTGCATTTGGATTATCATTACCTGATAATACTGAGCCTGCTTCTCTTACCCAACCTTGAGCGGTTGCATAGACTTCTTTTTTTTCTTCGTCTGTAAGATTTTTAGGCTTTATATCGTTTCCCCATAAAGACATATATCTCTCCTTAAATTAGTAATTGTTATATAACAGTACTATTTATAAGATTAAAAACCTAGTTTTTTAAGTTTAGATATAGTATTTGATGTGTTTGTGTGATGAATACCAGTACCACCTGCTTGTGTAAATTCTCTTATGTTTTTTTCATAGTCATCAATTAAGATAGCAGGATTACCTCTTTTGGCAAAGAGTTTCTTTTCTTTTCTTCGTACTAGATTGATTTTTGAACGATTTGACATTCCAGCATTTCTTCTTAGCCATTCAGTTTTGCCAGGAATACAGTTAGGATCAAACGACTCTTCTACGTATGCTGATAGTATATGTGGATCAAATTTTGATAAGTAAGACCAGAGTTGTTTGCCACCAGGCATCCAAGGAAGAGTTGACCAAAAGTCTTTTTTAGATTTAATCAATCCCCATTTTTCTTTTGAAGATGGTATATTCATCCATTTGTTAATGGACATACCAGTTGTTTTTTGAGCACCTGTTTTAAAATCTGCAAGTACTCCATCCATATCGCAATATATGATAGGTTTAGTCATAGTGTTTTCCTTATACTATTATACTATCATATAATAGTGCTTTTGTCAATTGACAAAATGTCGCAACTAGATAGGTTTTGCTGACGGTTCAAGGTCTATAACTGCAGCTTTTTGACCTGTATCTGTCTTACCATTGTTCCCAAGTCTAACTAGTTTAGTTTCTTGTCTTAACTTGTCAAATGGTTTCTTTTGATCTGTCTTCTTCATAGCAGCGTCTTTTTTATCTTGGTTGATTTTCTCACCATGATCGTCCTGATTTACTGCTTCATTTTTAGGTACACAATTAGGGACACGTTTGCCACCTTTCATTTTGTAACCTTGTTGTTTATGAGAATCCCAACACGCTTCAGCAGTTAATCCACAAGGTTCAACTTCTTCACTTGTTGCTTTTGAAATTGCTTTTCTTCTTTTATGTAGATACTTATCAGATGAATCTGTATCGCCATCGTTGTCAATGTCTTTATCTTTTCTATCATCAAACTTTTTCTTAACAGCGTCTTTGTTTACTGGATCTAATTTACTTTCAACAAGTTTACTTGCTACATCTTCTAGTGATCCTTTTTTACTTTCAAAGTATTTCTTTTCTACTGATAATTTTACGTCTGATACTGGTTTTGAAATAGCAGCTTGTTCAGAAGCAATTGTATTAATCTTATCCTCTAAGCTATCTTTTCTTGTATCAAAATATTTTTTGTTCATTACTTTTTGCTCCTTACTTTCGCTGCTAAATCTTTATCTGCTTTACCCCAAGTACCAGATGATTTAGTTACGAAACTGTTAACTCTTGCCATAGCCCATTGTTGAGGTGTAGTGCCTGGTCTATGACCACCTTTCCATGCAGCCATACCTCTATCGTAAACTTTCTTTAAGATAGAATAAGGCATACCTGTTTTTTCTGCTTTGTTTTTTACAGCAGTAATCGCTTCAATAAGAGATTTTGCTGGGTGTACTTGTTCTTTTTTCATTTTACTTCTTAACTGATCCATTTTCATTTGTATGGTCTCTATATCATTTTTAGTTATAGCCATAGGTGTTTTGTCTTTAGGTTCACCTGGATCTAAATCTTTTAATTTAGTTTGTAATGACATTTGACGTGTTCTCAATTTCGCCATATTCTCAGCGTCTTTAGAAGCGTCCTCTACTAATTTTGAAATATGAGGTATGTTTGCCTGTCTAATTGCCAACTGTGTAGGTATATCTAATCGTTTAATCATTGCCTTAACAGCAGGTGTAACGTCTGAAGCTTTCTTACCTTGCCAAGTCTTCTTTATATTCTGAATTTGTTGAGGTGTCATTTTACTTTGATAAAAATCACCAACATTTTCTTTCATATGATAACCTTTGCCACCACAATGGTCACAACCTTTACCTTTACATTTAGGACACTCAAACTTTTCTTCTTTTTGCATTCCTTTTATATCAGGTCCGTTATCTTTTGCCCACTTAATATTTCCCTTTAACGTATCTTGTGTAACGGATACTTCAGAATTACCTTGTGTTCTTAATTCTTTTGCTCTCTTTTCAGCAGAGTCTTTTGTTTTAAAAGGTGACGCATATCTTTTACCGTCTTTACCTCTCCATCTAGCAACGTAAACAGTTGTAAACTCATTTAGAGATTCGTAATCCCATCCACTTCTATATCTTGTTACCATTTTTTGCAACTCCAATATCTTGCTTTCCATTTAGGTCCTGGATTATCACAGTTATGTCTTGCTCTGAAGCTTCTTCTTCTTGCAGGATTATCTCTTTTAATTTCCATATTAGGATCACCAAATGATACTTTGACTATGTTGTCGTTAGGTCCTTTTGTGTAAACATAAAACTTTTTAGAACCACCTCTAACAGGTTTGTTCAAAGTAACTTTTTTACCTTGATGTTCTGCTTCTGTAATTTGTGATGGGAAAATTCCCCACTCGTCTGCTTCTTCTTTCATAAAGTCTTTAAACGTTAACTTAAAGCCTTCAGTAGCACCTAAATCTTTTCTCATTTCTGCTTTAGATTTGTTGTACTTTCTTTGAAATTCCTCTGGATCTAATCCGCCTTCGTCCTTAGATTTAAGGTCTATTGCGATATCCTTCATTCTTCCTTCTTGCATATTTGTGTTGGTGTCAATCACTTTATTGAACATTTTATTGTATGTTTCTTCAATTTTAGATTGCCACTCTTCCCCATATCTTTCCTTATATTTATTAATAGTTTCTTCTTTACTTGCCCATTCTTCTATATCTTTTAGCTCAACTTTTTTATTATCTGTCATGCTTATATCCTTACTTGCGTTAACATTAATTAAATTATCACTATGTTTACTTGGACTATAAGAACCGCCTTGATACTTAGGATTGTAGTGTTTTTCGCCTGGTGTTATTGAAGATGTATATTTTGCCCAATCATGTCCTATTTCATAGGCTTCTGGTATACCATCTGTATTAAATTCATTACCTCTATGTTGAGGTTCTTTTTCTGATTTTGTCTTCAATTCTCCATACATTTGTTTGAAACGTTTTGTATGTTTACTAGGTTTTGTTTTTGCTACTTTGTCAGCAGGTGATTGTTTATAAGCAGACTTGTCACTATCTGATTTTTTACCTTGTTTTTCTAGGTGTCTATCATGTGCCTTTTTCTCTTTGTCTGATAATCCTGCAACGTATTTTTTAGGTTGATCTGTTTCTTTATCATACGCTAATTTTCTTTTCTCTTTTAAGTTCATTGATCGTTTCTCCAACTTAATTGAATAGACAGGAGTTTCCATAATATTATATAACCAACATTTGTGTAGGCTCATCTCCTCGTCTTCCAAGGTAACATAGTTTGTTCCTCTTCTTACAATGACACCAGTTACATTATTCTCCATATCGTCAACTATATCTCCTACATCATATAAATGCTCTGAAATATATTTGTCCCTTAATGTCATTTTATCTAACTCCTCTTTTGTTGAGGCAGTTATAAATGGTTTAAATCTAAATGCACTATCAGCGTCAAACGAAGCCGCTAACATCATTCCTTTTCTTACATTTCTAAATAAGTCTTGTGCATTTTTTGAGTTAGCAAAACCAGACGGCAGTCCTTTTTTGAAACTTGCAAAGTCTTTTGATTTTGCAGCCGCTCTCATTTTACTAGCACTCATTCCCGTAGCACCTTCAGCGTCAGGATCTCTTTCTCCTGCTGAAGCTACAGATATACTATCAAAGTCATATAGACCATGACGGCTCTTAACGCCGTTATATTTTTTTAAGATAGTATCAAATTCTCTTACTCTATCACTACCTGCAACCATCGTTATGTTTGAGTAACCTCTTTTATGTAAATCAGTTACAATATCCAATATCATGTTTGATGGATTAAGTAGTATGTTTCTGCTATGTCTAGGAAACATTTGTTTCATTGTTGCTAACTTAACTCTAGCATTCAATGGGTTTTTAGATGTGTCTTCAGATTTACTTAAATAAATTCTGTAATCATCTGTTCTTTGTTGTGCCACTTTGTTAATAAGTTTTTCGTGTCCTATTGTAGGTGGATTAAATCGGCCAAAGGTAAATGCAATTGATCTACCCTTGGCCTCTTTTATTTTTGATAATGATTTCAGTTCGTCTGGTGATATTTTACCGTCTTCCATAATCTCTTTCAACTTTTTGAAAAATTTGAGATAATGATACTTTTCTAACATTTTATAAATCACATTTTTGGGAAGTCGGTTCTTTACACCAAACTTTCTGATTTCGTCTGGTGACATATCTGTACTAAAAGCATCCTTTCGGTCTGCAATAGTTTTGTCACCAATATCAATTAGAGTGTTAATAGAAGATTTAATTTCGTCTAACTTTTTAGAAACTAAACTTGACAAGTTTTTTATGTCGTTACCTGTTAAGTCTTTTAGTTCCTCATAATCAATCATATCTCGTATAAGTTCACCTTTAACAACATCTATTTCAGAAACACGCTTCTGAAAATCCGTAACGTATTTTTCAGGTTCAAAGGTGCCAGGTTCTGGTTTTTTGATCCACTTGTTAGAGTCGATATCAAAAGTACCATCAGCCATGTCCCTTGCCTTATTAAATGTTACAGGATCTATGATGGAAAAGTAGTTGATAGGATGCTGTGTGCCTGGTATATTTTTACCATTTATCTGTCCTTGATATTCTCTAATCTCATCATGTACCTTTTCTTGTTCTTCTTTTGAACCAGGTATATTAAATAAGATATTAATGTCAAGGTCTGCATCAGCTCTATATTGTTTTGTAAGTATTGAACCAATTAAGGTATACTTAACTACTTTACCAAATTTCTCAAATGTCTTTATACCATCTAATACTAATTTTTTTACTGATGGTTTTAATACTGGATTAGGAGTATCTGCTTTATCAAATACACCTTTTGCATACGTTTGTCTTGGTATGTCAATTATAGACTCTTTTAAAAAATCTTTAAATCTCATATTCTTTTACGTGCCTCTAATTCTTTTTTCATCCATTGTTTTGCAATATAATTTTGTACAGGTGTTCTCATAAATCTTCTTACCATTTTACCAACTCTATTCATTGTGAGTGTAACAAGTTCTAAATCAGACTTATTGTTATCTACAACTAAAAAATTATTTAAACCAAATAGTCTTTGAAATTTACCAATGTTATTTTGCACACCTTCCCAACTTGACTTTGTAATATATTCAGGAATAGTTCTTTCACGTCTAGCGTTTCTTGCTAACGCTACATCTAACGTTGTATTTACAAATACCATATAACAATCATAACCCATTTGCTTTAGCATACTGTGTTGTCTGGCAATCATATCATAATCTCTTCCTGTGCTATCAACTACTAAACCAAGTCTTCCTTCTACATATTTATTTAACTGTGAGATAGCAGTTCTTTTGGCTGCATTTCGTAAAATGTTTCTAAAATATGTTTCTTCATCTGGCATACTTAAAGATAAGTTTGCTTGTTTTAAATTTCTTTCAAATGATGTATCAGAATTTACAACTTTTAATCCTGTACCTGAAAATGTACTTTGAGTAACAAATGTTTTACCTGAACCAGGACCACCAGCAAGAAAAAATGCTTTAAATATTCCTGGGTCGTAAACACCCTCTGCTAAATGTTGTATAAAACTATTTACTTTCATTTTCTATTCTTCTTATAATTTCGTTAGCAGTATCTTCAGGTGTACCACCCTCTGCTTTTATTTCTAAAAATCCTGGTTTCTTTCTTAAATATTCTATTACAGGACCTGTTTCTTTTTTATATAATTCTATTCTATTACCTATAATCTCTTTCGTATCATCTGCTCTACCTCTTGCAAGTAATCTTCTCATTACTTCTTCGGTACTTACATCTAAAAATACTGCATAGTCATAACCTATTTCTGCTTTTTCCATATCTTCAACTTGTTGCATATATCTTGGCCATCCATCAAGTACATAACCTTTAGGACTTTCTTCAACTTTTTTACTAATTAAATCTAATACTATTTGATTAGGAACAAACTCACCTTTTGATACTATATCTTTTGCAATCTGTCCTATTTCTGAACCTTTTTCAATTTCTTTTCTTAACATACCGCCTGGATAGATATGTGTAATATCAAAGTGTTTAATTAAGTATTCTGTATAGGTTGATTTACCTGAACCAGGTCCACCTAACATAATAATTCTCATTCTACCTAATTGTTCAAATATAAAATCTCTAAAACTTTTCATTATCTACTAATTTCTTCCCAATCCATAGAAGCATACACATCTTGCGTATCAGTACCACTAGACATTAAAAGAGTTATAGGTTCTGCTACACCCGTAAATGTATTTCTTTCTAATTGAAATTTAAATAACGCTTCTTTAAGAATATTAGTAGCTGCACTAGATTGATTATTAGAAGCCATAAAACCACTAGCTAATATTCTACCTGTACCTAGTGTATAAGCTGTTCCTGAAATTGAATATTCAACAGATGAATTAGTGCCAGCTGAAGTCCAACTTGTTGTAACTGTTCCTCCAGCTGCGACTTGCCAATTATAAAAAATACCATTTCCTGTTCCTAAAATAGATAAAGCAGTAAGAATAGCAGCTGCGTCTAATCTTGTTGACTTTAATCGTATAGAAACAACAGGATAAAAAGTACCAGCAGTAGTTAATTCATAAGGAGAAGTAATTACTGTACCAACTGCTTGTTGTAAACCTCTTAATTGATAACCACCTTCACTCATAACACTAGAACAAACTTGTTTTAGTGTTGCTGTGGTGCTGTCACCCAATTCTGTCTGTTGTTTAATTTCTATTCTTAAAGGTAAAGAAGCTGTAGTAATATATGTTCCTGTTACTAAATTTGCGTGATGAAAAGCGTGAGCAACTACAAATCTACCATTAATAACAAAACCTACTCTTACGGTTCCTATACCTAACCATTCTAAATCTATATATTGAATTTGTGCTTTTGTTAAATCTAAAGTATAGCCTGTTGTACCTGTGCCATCTAATTTATCTACATTCCAATCTGCTTGAGCAATTTTACTTTCTACAACTGAACCTGATACTTTACTTCTTTCTACTATATAAACATCTGTACCATCTTGTTCTAAATAGATACCATTGTCTGTTCCAAAATATCCTATTCTTTGTCTTAATCCAGTTTTAGCAGCATTAAATACAAAAGAATTTAAAATTAACAATGATTTACCAGGTTGATAAGTCATTACTTTTTTTGTTTCTCTAATAATTTCATCATTAGCATTATCGCCAACTGTTAAATCTACTAGACCCTCATTTATTTGAAAGGTTGATGAAGCGTCACCTGTAATATCTTCATTCCATAAATCATTATCAGAAAATCTATGTGAGGAATCAAATAGTGTTAGTGGTGATGATATTCTTTGTCTACCAAAAGCGTCTGTATTAGTTTCTGCTGAGCTTGATTGACTGATACTTGATATTGTAACAGGAAATGGATTTGTTTGTGTTACAACATTACCGTCATTTGTTGCTATCATTGGTACTTCAAAGACCGTTTTATCGTGGCCTCTAGGTCCAAATTCTTGTGTGTCTTTTCTAAAATTTGCCATTATCCTTTAATCCAATTCTTTGCTAATGTAAAGTTTGCTGTACTAAACTCTAATCTATCTACTAATTTAACGGCGTTGCCCATTCTATCTACAGCAACATAACCTTCTGGATTTGTTACTTCAAATCCATTACCTTTTTGTAAAAAAGTTCCTATTGATTTAATTTGATTCATTTTACTTACAAGATAATTTTTAACTTTTTGTAAAGTTACATAACTTGCAATTGCAAAATATATTTCATTATCATATCTATCAATAAATTTTAAACCATCATCTCTTATTGTTTTGTATTTACTTTTTGCAGCTTCTGTTTTTTTACTTGACATCTCATCATCTAAAACTGAAGCATAGTACTTTCTAAAATCTGATTGTAATCCTTTTACATTACTAATAGTTTGACCTTCTCTTATTTTTGTATTGAAGAAAATCTTTAATCTTGCACCAACTGATAACATATTTGTTTGTCTTTTTAACAAATCTAAAATAACTTTACCTTTTGAAATTGATCCCATTGCCATTCTTAACATATTATCGTACTGATCACTTTCAGCAGTTGTAAATGTAGCAACACCAGATGAGTCTTTGTAACTTGCGTCATCAAAGAATACTGCTGGCGTCTTTGTAAAACGATTTACATTGACGCCAAAGCTTGCTTTTAGGTTAGACATCTTTCGGCCATTGTAAGTAGTGTGAAAGATAATGCCTAACTTAGCTCTTTTAATTCTTTTAGCAAGGTCAGTATTTTCTGGAACAGCATATGTTATAGTGTTTGGTGTAAATGCGATAGCATCTTCACCTCGTATAGATACCGACTTAATATCTCCTGATGTAAATAACAAGTCACCTTGTACAACACCTCGTATACCAAGTTTAGGTAATTCTTTTAAACAGATTGATAATTTATCTACTAAACCACCAGAGTGATTTCTTCTTATATCTGCTTGTGTGTAATTGATTTTAGGAGTTACGTTGAATACTGATTTTGATCCAACAAAGAATTTGCCGTTTTCAGGATTGATACCACAGAATACTGCTGGTGCACCATCCCATTTA